GCGGCAGTCGACAAGTGGGCTGCAACAGAACGCTCGGAAGCCATCCGCCGCCTGGTCGCTCGGGCTGAAGGTGAAGAAGTGATGGGGAGACGCTGAGCGGGATTAGCTCAAATCGTTCTTGCTGGGCATCGAACGGGGGGCAGCAAGAAACCCATTGCCAATCGCTTCGAACTGCTCGCGGTTGGCGTGAAAGTTAATCCGGCCCTGTCGTGGTGTGAAATGTCCAACCCTTCACAGTCGGAACGTGAGTGCTCCACATTTGAAACCGACTTATCCCAAACACCGGACCTTCTGGTTCATCGGCCATGCTGGCCCCCCGAGGTTGATCTGACTTTCCGCATCAGCCGCCTCTATCCGCTCCTAATCGCGGTGCGTGAGCTATGGGCAAGCCATTCAGCGGCGTGATGTCGATCGGTTGCTGGGATGAGCGCGCATCAGAAATCAAGATAGCAAAGCCGGGCACCTGAGGCATGTTGTTGCCGGCCGAGGTTGCGTCATTGTTCTCGAGCAGCGTTCGCGCCGCCGCAACGCGGGCCGCGGCGTTGGGCCCATCTAATTCTTTGATCAAGGTGTGAACCGCCTTCGCCTTGGCGCCGTACATCAGCGCCTTCAGTTCACTGGCATAGAAAGCGCGGGTCGCAGAGTTGTCCCGCATCGACTTGCGGATCGCATCCAGCGTCAGGCCTGCCACGGTGGCGGCCTCGGCGTGCGACTTGCCGTCCTCCACGATCGCGAGAATGGCGACCCGCATCCGCGACGACACGTGATGGTCGACCGGCTCGCCGGGCTGTTTGCGCGGCCGGCCGGGCTTGCGGCGACGTCCAGGCCCGCGCTTGGCGCTCATGCACTAACCCTCCGCATCATCTTCGCACCATTCCGCAGTTGGCGAGTAGAACAGCCACGTCGCGCCAATCAAACTTTCTACGTCGCGCCACTTGCCGCGGGAGAACACCTGATAGCTATTGCACCGGCACCAACGCCGAGCGCCTACTGTGATCCAATCGTGCGGCTTCACGCGACCACCCTTCTCATCGTCTTGCGCCGGTTCCATGCCTGGATCGGTTTCAGATCCGCGATCGGGGCGAGGCCCATCATGCGCCTGCCTTCGCCCATCGCCAAGCAGCCGTACTGCAGCGCGTCGCAGAGGTTCGAATATTTATCCTTTTTCGGCCGCAGCTCTCCGTCGTCCTCGCGCATCAGGTGGTAGCGCCCCACCATGCCGACGATCAACGTGCGGCATAGCGGCGATATCACCAGCCGATTGATGCCGCTTGGATTGTCATTCAGAGCGTAGGCAACGGCCTCGATGCGCGTCGCGATATCGTTTGCCTTCACCGGCGCCGGCGTCACCGGCATCCCGTTGAACCGGAAAACGTCGTAAGCGCTTTGTTCGGTGGCCTGGCCCTTGTCGCGGCCTTTTGGATCACCGACGCAGCGGAACGCGCAGCCGGCATAATGCTGCTCCAGAAATCGCTTGACCTTAGGCGCGAAGATCGTCGCGCCTTCGTTGAAGCCTAGAATTTCATGCTGCACATTGACGCGATTATTGATCTCTTGCGCGAACAGTGCCGCCGGATAGACGCGTCCGAAATCGAGCCAGACCATCACGTCACGTCCTGGCACCGGCCGCAGAGGTTCGCGTGAGACATGGAAGTCGCGGCGGAACATCGGCCAGACCGGCGACCCATCAATCACCAGGATGGTTTCGCAACCAAGGCGATTGTTGATCCAGTCAGCCGCGTTGCCGTCGAGCAGGTCAAGGTAGTAGTCGCTCGCCAGCCAGCGCAGGTTCTCGGCGTCCAGATTGATCTCATGCCGGATGAACTCGCCGCGGGCGTCGCGAATCTTCACAGTCGCAGGCGGCTGCATGAAGAACCCCCAATGGCTTGGCCATTGCAGCGCGCGGCGTTCGTCGATCGTCAGACCTTCAGGCAGATCGACTTGCCCCGTCATCATCGCTAACCAATGATCCTCATCCGGCGCGTTGGCGTCGGCGATCACGCCGTGCCATGTGGCGCCACCATCGGATTCCGCCGGATAGCGATTGGTCCGCGACCGGATCTCACGGAACAGCGGCAACTCAATATATTGCAATTCATGAACTGCGGCGCCGGTGTAGTCCGCGGATCTCAATTTCTTAACGTCGTCTTCATCGTCGAGCGCGAGAAAATCGACCTCGATGCGCGTATCACCGAACGAAATTTCGTGCCGCGGCGGCGAACCCATCTTGACTTCCCCATACAAATCCGCAGGCCATACACGCCGCCATGTCGGGATTGTCGTGCGCTTGAGCTCTGGAAACGTGTTGCGGACGATCGCCCATCGCGTCTTGCGCAGGCCATCGCGCGGACTGGGCGCCTGTTGCATCGCGTGTCGCCCGAGGCGCCGAAACATCGCGGACGTTTTGCCGGACCCGATAGCGCCTTGTATGATGTCAACTTTATTGTTGCTCATCAAATAGCGCGTCAACACCGCGCCGTCGGGCTCGTAGAGTTCACGGCCATGCGCATCGCTCTTGATGACCGGATCGCCACGGCGCGCCCGCTCAGCCGCAATGTCGGCGATATCAACGGTGCTTCTCGTCGAGCTCACGGCATCCGGGCGCCCACGATCATCAGCGCGATCAATGATCGGCATCGTCATTACGTCGAGATCAATTTCGGGACCGCGGGCATTTTTGATCCTGCGCTAAACCGGCCGCAGGTCCGTCGGTTTCAACTGCGGCCTTGTGACAACGATGGTGGGGGCGTCGCTCAGGCCATTATCAAGCCGAAGGCGATCGCCAACCCACGGCGAACGTGGAAACCGGCTTTTCATCTGCAGGTTAAAAAAATCGAGCACCTTTTTGGCCGCGAAATTGAGCGGACGAAACGAGGAGTGCGGCCATTCGCGTGTCGCGATCACCTCGCCGGCCTTCATTTCGCGCTCGGCATATTGCCACTCGTCGGAGTCCGAAACTTGTGAAAATGGCGGCTCATGCCGAAATCGGGCCTTCGGCGCCGGATGAACGTCGCGAGAAACGCGATATTTTGGCGTCGTGAATTCCCAGCCGGGCGGGGGATCGGTTGGGATTGTGGAGAATTGGTCGGAGTTCATGAGTGCACCTGATGTTTGAGATGAAGATTCAGTGGTGAAGATTGCCGTGGGCGTTATCTCCTCATAGCAGCGTCCATAATAGTCTTGATCTTCGCAAAGCTAGCGTCGGCGTCGGCTTCGCGCTTTGCGACCGCGGCTTCACGACGCGCCACTGCATTTTCCTTCGCGTCGGCTGCGGATTCTCTTTTCTGCAGCGAGGCAAGGATGGGCCTGGCTTCTTCGGCCTCCGCCTCCCTAGCTGAAACGGCGGCCTCTCGGCGCTGTAGTACGATGTTGGTGGCTTGCGCGGTATTGTGCAGGCGCCGGGTGTCGGCCTCCATGGCGTGGAGCTCCGCGATTCGTTCCTTCGCACTGGCCTCCGCCCCGATTAGCTCATCGAGCTTCGCCTTATGGGCAGCAGGGTCCGCAAGAATTTTCAGAAGTGCCGATAAATCGGTGTAGCCGTCGCTCAAGTCGATCGGAGTGATTGGGGCGTTCATGCTCATTGGCCTTTGCTGTTTGGCAAACTACTCTTGCGGGTAGTTTGCTTGGTGGATGGTCACCGGCCGCGCCGTGCGGCTATTGTATCCTGTGCGAGCCGCCGCTGTTCAAAACTCATGCCCTCGTAGCCGGGGATCTTGTTGCCGGCCGGTGCTGCGGTGTGCGATTGCGAGAAGCGGGCCGCGGCCGTGGCGCCTCCGCCCTGCGCCATGTGCCGTTCCATCTGCTCGACCTGGGCCGCAGTGACCATCCCGCTTTTCCAGACGCTGAGACCGCTCGCATCCATCCAGCGCTGGACGGCATCGACGCGCGCAGGCCCGGCAGTGCCCAGTTTCGCTAGTTCGGCTGCGATGTCAGTCATGCTATTCCTCCGCTATCAAATCTCAGCCCATTAAAGCCGGCCATTTCTTCTCGCCGTGGCCGGCGGCGGCGTGAGGGGGTCCGCAAAAACCCCAGAAGCTCGGGAAAACTCGGCATCGGTCAAAATACCATTTGCGGCTTCATCTTGCCGCCCGCCGGCGATTTCTTTGGCGATGATGGCTTCAAGCGATCGGCCTGCTTCGGGGCGGCCATCGAGCCCGGCTCGACTTTCGGGCCGACCGGTGGCGCCCACCCGTGCAGGATGGGGCGCGATGGCTGCGGCTTCGGTGCAAGCCGAACGGGTTTCATGTTCTCGCCGGAATTTTTGGGCATCTGCATTTCTCCTATGCCGCGTGCTGCTGTGACGGCTGTTTCGATAACGTCCGCTGCGCCAACACCGTTCGCAGCAGCCAATTAACCTGACTGGAAAACGTCCGGCCTTCCTCGACCGCCAGCCGCTCGACCTTCTCCCGCACATCATCCGAAAATCGAATCGACTTCTGCTTGCTTGCTTTCGTCATTTCTCGCGCCTTCAGCAAATCGGTTGATGCGACATTGCGTGTCGCCCGTACTCTGTGCAATGCACCGCACTTCGTTGCACTTCGAGATTTCCCAAATTAATTTCAGGAGCGAAGGCCCCCACGCATCGCTCGCGATAAAATTCCGGCCCACGTGATACCGCTGATGCATGCAGCGACCCGTGCGACCCAGTCGTGATGCCCGCCGCGGCCCGATTTTTTCGGAATATTTTCGGGGAATTTTTCTTTTCTGCCTCCCGATAACAGGGGCAAATGATGCGCGCGGGACGCTGCAGCGCCGTTTGCGATCGACCGGTTTTGCCCCTGCCGGTGGGGGGTGGGGCCTGTTCGAAAACGGAGGGTGGCGGGGCCTCCTCGCGTGCACACGCGCGCCCGCGCGCCCGTGCGGATACCGGTAGACACAGTGAGGCTGTGGATAGAGAGCGCGCCTGAAACCCCTTCCGGTCGGCTTTTCATGGGGTGATTTGTGGGAAGGATGATCGATCGCAGCGATTAGGCCGATGGATGCGATGAAACCGCGATGTCGGAAGCGGACAATGTCGCCGTGGCCACTCAATGCCACGCGGCCAGGCTGTCGGGCACCGGCCTGAAGCCCTTGCCAGCATCCACGGCCACGGCACGGTCGCCAGCGCCGAAAGTCTTGAGCGCCGATGTCGCGACCACGAGATACCTCGTTCTACCTCTTTTGCTCCCCAGCCGTTTCGCCGTCGTTCACTATGCTTCTCTTTATATGTGTGTGATGAGATGGTGAGATTGGAGGGAATTTTCTTGTGACTTCCGATAGTTGTGATCTCACCGTAGAGCTTAGGCCAGCGATGAGATCGGTGAGATTGGAGGGGGTTGGTGGCCTTGTCTGATCTCTCCCAATCTCACCGGCGGCTTAGGCCATCCGATGAGATCGTAACCCTTTGTCCGCTAGTATGGTTTTGGCTCTGATCTCACCATCTCACCATCTCATTAAGGGTGGCACCGTTCACTAGGGCGTGTACTCATAAACGCTCATGCGATGTCCGCGGCGCGTTTCTGTTAACGACCCGCCCCTTCCCTTGGGCTGGCGTCCGGCCGCGAAAAGATGAAACTGTCCGTTCGAGTCACGGCTCTGAGCCTGGCTGCGGTCGTCCCTGCCAACCACCGACAACGAGATGCGCGACCATGGATTGCTGACGTCGTGAAACTGTTGAGTATCGGGCAGCCGCCAACTGAAGCGGCCTCCGCAGGCCTCAGGCCATTAGGTCGGTGATCCGCATAATTGCGACCGCATTGCTTACATTGGACGATTGCTCTTTGGTGCCCTTGTTGCAGGTCCAGACGAAGTTCTTTTTGGCCGTGAACATCTTTCCGTCCTGGTCGATCTGAAGCTCCCCTTCGGTGATATGGCAGACCATGGCATTGTCCATCGGGTCACCCGGGATCTTCGATCCCGGCTGCATGATGATGTCACGCATCGAGACAGCCTTGAAATTGGGAATGAGGGAAGGTGTCTCACCACCGTAAGCACGCACCACGACACCTGGCCACGGCGTGGTGGCATCCTTATAGTCCGTCGTTTGCGCAGCCGCTGGCTTCACCATGGCCGCCGAAGCGGCTGCCAATCCTAGCGCCACT